CTGGTACTGCTAGTGGGACAGGTGCTACTGGGTCTACTGGTCCTACTGGTAATACTGGTCCTACTGGCCTGCCAGGTACTGCTGTGAATACAGGTGCGACAGGTGCAACTGGAACAAACGGAACAAATGGAACAAATGGCGCTACTGGACCCACTGGACCCACTGGACCCGCTGGTGTAGTCGCTGGTACCAGCATCTACTACATTCGTGCAGTAGATGCTACTCTTTCCTCTCAAAGTCTTGGAACATTTCTTACACCGATCCATTTTAATTCTTCCACCATTGGTCGTAGTGGATTTACAGTAGACTCTACATATACGTATTTCACAGCTACTGTGGCAGCATATTTCATGATGACATTTACAGGTGTCATCGGTAACCCATCTGGCAGCTCTTCCTCATGTGTCAGTACATTTTTCATTAATACGAATCAGCAGATACAAACGGCAGTTACAGTACCTGCAGGATACAGCGAAACAAGCGTATGTACTGCCTATGGCTATTTAAATGTAGGTGATTATATCTATGTTGCCTTAGCAGGTACAGGATGCACTCTAATCGAACCCAATATGATTGTTTATAATGTAGGCTTGGTAGGACCTACTGGTGTCACGGGTGCCCCTGGTACCAATGGTGCCGCTGGTACAACAGGACCCACGGGCGCTGCTGGTACGAATGGTGCTACTGGTGCAACAGGACCCACGGGCGCTGCTGGTACCAATGGTACTGCTGGCGCAACAGGCGCAACTGGTCCTACTGGTCCTACTGGTCCTACTGGAATTCCTGGTACTGCAGTAAATACGGGAGCAACAGGTCCTCCTGGTATCGGTGCATTAGGGTCCTATTGCTCCGCATTCTACACAGGTGCGAATTATAATACTCTAACGGGTAATAATACCTTTCCTCTTAATACGATTTCTATTAACAACGGGTTCACTCTTGCAAGTAATGTATTAACATTTCTTAACACAGGTATCTATGAAGTGACTGGTACATTGTTCCTACAAAGTCTTGTTACATCCATACAAATATTCACGACATCATTCATCATTAATGGGACATATAACTATGTTGGCAGTCAAACGGTACAAATACCTGCATCCGCAGGAGGTCTCTATGCGGATGCATTTGTTACGAGTGCTGCCATTATTAGTGCTATCGCTGGTGACACGATAGGGTTTGCCTATCTTCCTGCAGCTGCTAATTCATTCTTTATTCCCTATAGTCCACTGCCATCTATCAATCTTATGATTAAACAAATTACTAATATTGGTCCCACGGGTGCAACTGGATCCGCAGGTACCGCAGGAGCAACAGGGGCCACGGGTGCAACGGGTGCCACGGGTCCAACAGGGGCAGCTGGATCCGCAGGTACCGCAGGAGCAACAGGGGCCACGGGTGCAACGGGTGCCACGGGTCCAACAGGGGCAACAGGAGCAACTGGTCGAACGGGTGCAACAGGCATGACAGGTGCATCAGGTACAGCAGGTACTGCAGGAGCAACAGGGGCAACAGGGGCAACAGGAGCAGCTGGATCCGCAGGTACCGCAGGAGCAACAGGGGCAACAGGAGCAACAGGAGCAACAGGAGCAACAGGTGCAGGTCCAACGGGGGCTGCAGGCCCCCCTGGTGGTAACATTGGGACACTGCCGAATCCGTTTAACATGTCGCTCGGTATGACAGGCTGCGTAGCAGTCTCAGATTACAGTTTTACACTTCCCTCTGACAGTCAGACAACACTCATTAACCGTGCTGCCGTCACAACAGGTAATAGCTTTTACTGCCCTACACCTATAGGCTTAGCAGATACTCTAATCTATGCTCCACCTCAAGACAATCTAATCATCACTGGTACTGTCACACCAAATGTGGCTGCTCCATCGCAGTTTTGGTGTATAGGAGTTCGTGGAGGTTCTGGGCCAAGCTCTGGCGCAACTGTAGCATCATTAGGTCCTAATTATGGCTTTGGTATTACTCCTGCGGGTGTGACTGGCTTTTATAACATTAGTATCTATGACCTGGACTATATAAGTGTCCATACCTATGCATTATATACTACTATTCCTGCCCCTGCTGCCCATACATCTGCTACCTATTATATCCATTTCACACAGTCATCCGTCTCCTATTACTGGAATGGTCAGCTCCTCTATGTTAATACTGCTCCCTCTTATTATGGTCCTACCTTACATGCTCCTTCTGTATTTTCCATATATGGTGCATTAGAAAATGTAGGCAGCATCATGACTGTCTCGGCAGGATACTCTGACCAATATCCGATCTATGCCACTCCTGCTACATCTGGCAGTGTGACGATTACTGCAACAACGATTACCCAACAACTTACATTAAGCAGTCCTCCAAGCTACTGCTATACACCTCAGACCTTTCCAACCTGCTATCTTACCTGTAATGCTAACTTTGCCAACTATGCAAGTCAATTCATCGGTCTATCCTCCACAGGTCCCACAGGTAACAACTATGGCTTTACCTATTACACCGATACCCATTTATACGTGTCTTTAAGTGGTGTTAATGTACTTGACTTAGGTATCCCTACGTATCCTGGAACAGGTACATGGGCTACTACACCATCGTTACCGTTAGGACTTGAACTCACTTCGTCAGGAGTCGTCTTCTACTATAATGGGGCAGTCGTATACGCAGCACCAACGATTGCAGGGAACTACCAGGGCGTATTTCATCTAACAACCGTTAATGATTATGTTACTAATATAGATTATGGGTACTTTAGTGGTGCGGGTAATATCCCCTTATATGCAAACTGGACATGGGCCACTACTGGTACAACATGGTATGATAATACAGGTGCCAATGTTACAGATTTTACTACAGTACCCTATGCCTATTTAGATCCGACCTCAGGTACTGCAAATGCACGAAACAACTTTACTCTTACCGAACCTACTGTACTGGGACAAATGAAAGTTCCTGTCAGTGGTACCTATCTACTACAGTGGACATTAGACACCAGTGGATTTGGTGGACAGTATTATATGTTCATATCACTAAATGATGGTGCAAACGATGATGTAAGCTCAGGAGCATCCTATGCGGTTGCGAATACGAATGGGTCAGATGTCTGTTGTATCTCCGCTACTGTAAAAATATTAACATCCGACTACTTCAACATCGGTGTCAGCATGATTACAGCATCCGCAGGAACACCATCGAATCCGAGTGGATCTTTTACAATTAGTTATCTTTGTGCATAATAGACATGAGTTACAAGCCGTCACTCTCTACCATCCATGGTGTATTTACTTCCTATATTGCTGGTCAACATGACGTGGGTAAATCACCCTATGGCGCATTAGATACTGTGCCTTATATCGTATCCTATTTGCAGCAGACATCGTCCTCCCCTGCCTCTTCCGTCAATGCCGATACGATTGCTACTGTGAAAAATCATGAGAAGTCTATTGAGCAACTGACAAATCACATCTCACTTCTTACCATGCAACTTAATGCCCTTACTACGGCTAAGAAGTGATTTGTCCTCTCCACGTTTCGTGGACATGTCCGCAGCATTAATCACTCTTACCTGCGCCTTGGCCTTTTGTAACGTAGTATGCTTAGCATGAACGAATCCCGTATCCTTGTTCACGACTTTATATAGATGATGTCCAGCTGGATATATTCCCAATGGCATCTATTATGTCTACAGTTAGTAAATATGTTTTACTACAGTAATGGCAAACGCGTAGACATCTTTAACAAGAGGCCCCGTAATTTATCCGCAGGAGGACCCATAAAGGATGACCCTAAGATCCATGACAAGAAAAATGATACGGTTTCTTCCTGGCTAGAATATGGGTCCCTTGTGATACCCGTACCTGTCATGAGGTCTGGTATTATGAATAAGTACCATGGGATGATTACTGGCAAGAAGCAGTTGCACATGCACCAACTAGGAAAGACCATTGTTATGCCTGGTGAGATGGTAGTGAATAAGAAGTATGCTGGGTCAGTGGAACACTTCCTTAAAGAACATGGTATTACTCTTCCCTTAACGCCTGGACAAAAGATTCCCAAGTTTACATAGAATGAAAATCGTATACGGCGGGATAACAATTACGCAGGAAGATGTGGACCGATGGTGGGCAACCTTGTCCGAGGCTGAAAAACTGCATATTATGAAATGAACTAAAATTTACAGTATTTTAGTTTATTTATAAACAATAGAATGGACCGTATTGGTATTAACATGAAACTACTTGCTGGTGCTACTAAGGAAGATATCCTGGATGCTATGAACATTACAAAGGTCGTTACCTTCATTAAACGAGATGAAGAGATTGAGGGTGTCCGTGCCACTGGGGTATTTGAACCCGTGCTATTAAGTAGGGAAGAAATCGCAGTAGATACTAGCAAGGATGGCAGTACAGAATGTCACAGTAATGGAGTATACCTTCCATGTGAACAGTAGTGAGCGATCCAGTGGAACAAATACTAATTTCAACATAAACTTCTCCCAAGTAATTAATCTACTTGCCAAGCGTGGGCAGTTTCAAGTGATGTTCAACTCGGTACAAATCCCTTTCACCTTCTATCAAATGAATAGCATCGATTCACTTAACGTGATTAATGTTACCATCTCTACAGGGACTGATAGCTGGACACAGAACATCACCATTGCCCAGGGTAACTATACGCCCTATACATTGATAACAGAGTTGACGAATGAATTGACTCAAGCCTGTCAGTATCCACCCGTAGGACATGTCGCATCCGCCTTCACACCTACCTTCAATTTTTCTTATACACCTTCCACGGGTTACATCACGTTTCTTCTAACAGCTCCCGTTACATCCTCCATCTATCTCAACTTTAACAATAGTCCTAATGCGAACACAGGTGGATTCTTTGGTATCAATACCGTAATACCTACCCAAGTGCAAATGCTGCCCTTTCAGCCCGTCACAAGTACCCAGCCATGTGTCCTCAACCCTATCAACTATCTTCTTGTGCGGTCGAGTCTCAAGCAGTTCCGTAACCGTGAGTTTATCGTCTTACGTGATGATGTGTCAGACATTCTTTATAAGGTACCCATTACTACATCACAATCTACGTGGATCAATTACTTTCAAATGAGTGAGCCTATCTACATCATCGATAATACGATTCAGTCCATTAACTTCTACCTTACGAATAATCTATCGTATACACCTATGAATTTACAGTTGATTCCATGGGCCTTCTCATTCACCATCCGTGAAGTACTAAGACCTGACTATGAGTCTCTTAATACGTTTATTAGCCTTATTCCACCCTTGGAGCATAACGATGAGGAAGTGAAGCAGTTGTTGGAGGAGAAGCAAAAGCTAATGGACAAACTGGCACTGTATAAGAGGAAATTAAATGTCATGCCATTAAGTAAAGATGAGCGCACTGACGAAGGCGTTGGCTCCGTTTGATAATCAAATATGTAAGGAGAATACGCCACTACCATTAAAGTCGTGTAACTACGGTATATTCGGTCGTCGTGGTTGTGGTAAGACAAATATTCTTCTCAACTTAATATCAAAGAAGGAATCTCCTTGGCATAAACACTTCAACCTGATATTCTTTATTTCGCCGACGGCGAAGAATGACCCTAAGGTAAGTGACTTATTAGAGGACATAGGTGACCAGTACTATGACACGTTATCGCCCGTAGTATTACAAAGTATCATTGATAAGATTGACCATCATAAGGAAAAGTGGGAGCAGAAGAAGAAGCGAGGGGAGCCTGCCTACTGTATC